CAAGTATGTGGATTATGCGAAGGAATTCAATTCGTTGATGTTCCCAGCAACCGAGCAGAAGCTCACTCCACTCACTCGTCAGGAGACAGTTACCCGTCTCGCCAACACACCGACCAAGACACGTCGGTACCTGGCCAACGAACTACGTCTCCCACCCGAGAAGCTTGAAGCTGTCATGGCTTTCTTGAAGAAGGAAGTCACTGAAGGCGCGCTGAAGAAGAAAGCTCCCTCCCGGCTCATATTTCCGGTCGAGGTCGAGACACTCATCCTCGTCGCGCGTTTCACCTTCCCGCTCAAGGATTGGCACAAGGCAAACGCCATAAAGAGGATTGAAGGCGACCCATGCGTCAAGACCCCGTACATCGTCGGCTTAACTCCGGAGTACACCGCCAAGGCAGTGACAAACTTCGTGAAATCGGTCGACGGTCCCACTTGCGATACGGATTTCAGCAAGATGGACGGGACACACGGACCCTTCAACGTCGCACAGTATGGCCACCACGTTCGATCGGCTTACGCGAAGGAACACCACGCCGCAATCGATGCAGCTTTGTCTCGGAACACCAACCGCGAGATTAAGCTGCCACTCTTCACCGAACTCGGGAAGCGCATGAAATTCGCGTCCGGTTCCATGAATCTGAGCGGCAAATCGGACACCACGGATTGCAACTGCTGGTCTGGCGCGTTTACGCAATACGCCGCGGCACGCAATGCTGGTCTGACCCCCACGGCAGCATTTGAGTCCATCGGAGTCATCTTTGGCGATGACGGACTCGCCAACGCACAGTTTGACCTGAAAACCGCGGCCAGTGACTTGGGCATGATCATCAAAGTCGCTGAACCGACGGCCAAGGGCGAACCAGTCGTGATGCTATCCCGTGTGTACGTGAATCCTGAACACAGCCTTACCTCGATCTGTGAGCCCACCCGCGCTCTCGCCCGCATTCCCGTAGTCGTGAACAAGGACGTGATCGCCGGATTGGCCAACAAGGTCGAAGGCTATCTGGTAACCGATGCCAACACCCCAGTGGTGGGGGAATACTGCAGGGCGCTCAAGCGCATTTATGGGCTTACTAAGTGCCTGCAGAAGGCAACCGCCGACGAGATGTACAAGCTCGAGACATCTAGTCCCTACCCATATGATCCGAGCGATCGTGACATATGTGTGAAGGTGGTAGCCGACCGCATTTGTGCTGCAAATGCAAGTTGGGACGGCGTGTTGGACACTGAGTGTCTAATCACCGCGCTCAATGCAGCCAAAAGCAAGAAAGACCTTGCCTCTTGCCGTATCACGGAGGCAATGGCCGCCGACCCGTCCCTGATTGTCGTAGGGGATGCCGTCGCGCGCGAGTAATCGGACCTGTCGGGTCTGAGTGTCTTGGAGGGCGGGTGGGCCCTGCAAATTTCAGCACACACATACTACATACATACATACTTAATGGCTCCTAAGAATGGCGGAAATAAGGGAAACCAGGTCGCTAAGAGAGCAGCCAACGGCGGAGGAAACAAGGGCGCCCGCAAACACACACGCGGGGTCAGTGGTGTCACGCAGTCCGTCGCTGT